TGCAGGTCGAGTAGGCTTCATGCTTGCCGTCATCATATTGGTAAATTATCATGATACGTTAACATTCTCCCAGTATTTGAGACTGTAGCCCAGACGGGCATTACTACCCAAATTGTTCTTAAGTTTTAGTTTTACACCGCTACCCGTATTCTCGGACACAACACTCAATTTACCGGCAAAATCAGAGTTACTCATATCACCAGCCTGGGCTATAACAGCCACACCATTGCTATCAAAATGAAAATCCATATAACTGACCGCTGCTGTATAATTGGTAGAGGCCCATACATAACCACGACCCGCATAAAATTTCGTGTCAGCCTCACCTACAACTGTCATATCTGCACCATCACCAATACTACCACAATCCTCTCTGGTATATACCGATAGATTACGTGTCCAGTCAGCCTGATTAACTACCCCAACCGGATCATCAGCGTAATGCTCAGGTCCTACATTAGTAGCAATCTGCCATCCCAAAATATCTTGGCTATGGGACCTTACATGTAGAGTACCACCGGGAACTTCATCCGCACCATATCCTGGCGTATTAGTGCCGCTGATCCCTCTCATGGCTAAGCCAATATCAAATCGGCCATTACCCTCACTATCAGCCAATCTTGAATCCATTTTTACATAATCATAACTATCAACGAGATATCCAGGTCCTCGAAAGGTGATATCTCCAATTAAGTTATCACCAGTATCCCAATTATCTGCAGAGGTCCGGTCAATGAGGATATTAATATCTGTACCGTCAGCAAGAGATAGTTTTCCGGACGGAGCCATACCGATCCCAAGACCCGTAGCATTAATTGTAGCCACATTAGTGTAATCAGACCCTACCACCGTCTTGATTGTTAAACCCTCAGAGTTAATATTTTGTATCATTTATTCCCCCGTTTATACTACTTCATTGATAAAGTAATCGACAACATATCCTATTCTTACTGTTGCACCAAGACGATTTTTTATGCACAACTCGTACTGACCACCACCTATATCCTCATTGTACAAGCATAGATTACCATCCAGGTCAGTGGTAGAGACACTACCAATACCGTTAAAGACCGATATACCCGCAAAATCAACCGAGAAATTCATCGATTGCACTGTGTCAGATAGACCGGTCGAGGCCCATACATATCCTGTGGCTGTATAAGGCTCACCACCACTGTTAACAATATTGAGGATACCGTCATCGGTCAGAGTTCCGGTATCCTTGCGGGTATGTACCGGGAGATTTGCTCTGGTAAATGTTCCAGCTACTGCTGATGTATCACCGACATTAGTGGCGATTAAATGTGTAGTAGCCTCGGACTCTGTTGATGCAATGTTAAGTATACCTGATGCATCGGTAGTCCCAATACTGACACTACCAACCTTATTAATTGTCATCCTGGCCTCTGGGTCAGAGCCATTAGCAGTTGATAATTGTATAATACTCTCCTGAGTATTAGCCGTGACCGAGTTAGATGATATGCGAGCCATCCAGGTCGAGGCACTATCAACTGTAGCATAATAATCTAATACACCAAGATTATGATTGGTTCCGATATTTTCCTCTGCATTTTCCAGATAAATCTGCCCACCGATCAATCCATCTGTATCAGTGATACGCAAGACCGGAGTAATGGATGATGAGGATAGATGTAACATACCACCTGGGGTCCCAGTACCAATCCCTATATGACCATTAGGCTGTATAACAAGCCGCTCGGTCAGAGTAGTATCAGTTGTGTTCTCCCGCAGCGATATAGCCAGATTACCAATTGAGTTGACATCACCATTAGTGAGATATCCTTTGATTCCTGCAAACCATTTATCTCCAGAAGCCCCACCTATTAATAATGCTCCACCGGACCCGACCGACTGCTCATAATCATGGAGGAATAGGGCTCCACCGGTCTCACTTGCATCATTAAAGGCATTAGTAGATTGCCCTATACCCTTTATATGCATATGTGCTGATGGGGATGTGGTACCGAGACCAATTGCTGTTGTGTCTTGGTACAGGACCGAGTCAGTTAATGTTGATGCATCTGACCATACTGGTACATAATTGATTGTTCCAGAACCACTTACATTACCGTACTCGGTTACACCACCTGTTATCTTCCAGGCGGAATCAGCATCCACATAGGTATAATTAGTACCCAGAGCTGTTGTGTATGTTTGTCCGTCTGTAGGACTTAATGGAAAAGCCATATAAATCTCCTTATAGTTGCGTTACTTCAATTATATCACCAGTCTGGGAAAAAATCATGCTATTTTTATCCAAAGTGCCATTATTAATTAAATCCCGACATTTAAAATCATCTATTAATGTTGCTGTTGCATCCTCGGATATCTCCATCCAATTATGATACTTATTAGCAGATGTTATCTCAGTATCATAATTACAAACCAATTTATCCCATGCATGTGTGACACCCACATTGTCCGAATTTATCCATTTTGCAGGTCCTGCATCAATGGTACCCTCATTAAGTATAATTGTTGATTTTTGTAAATTAATCGTGACCCCTGTTAACTCATTCGACCAATATGCCAGGTTGATTTTATGTGCGTTGTGTGTCCCTGACCCCATATTAACATCCATGGTTGACCCAAGAATACCACCTGAATACCCAAAAAATATCTCGCGGCCGGTATTCAGGTTGCCATTAATATTAATCGTGGCTGTATTAGTCCCACCGTAAGTGTAAAATGCCATATTATTAGTTGCAGTAACATTACCAACATCAAATCTGTGTACCCCACCATAAGTAGGGGTAATATAAATCACCCCATCAATATTAATGTCAGGTAAGACATAATTAGCAGCACCGGTCGGGTGATAGTAAGGGTCAAGCTGTATTTGGCCCTGCAGACTGTAACCAGAACCTAAATCCCACATAGTAGTATCATATACACCGGGCCCAAAAAAATGTAAATTAGGATTACCCGAGATGGTTGAATCCTGACCCATAGTAAGAGGATAATCATACCCAACTATGTTATAATAACCCCCGATTGGAAAATTGACCGAGGCATTATCCTCTAATACAAGTTTTGCAAAATAAAAAGCGTTTGCAGGTGACACAGACTCAATCCATGTCGAATCAGTGCCAGAGGCAAAAGTAACAATTGTTGTGGATGATAAAGACCCAGAAATGATGTTTGTATCAATGACTGAATCACCATTAATATTAAGCTCATCGCCAAAAGTTGTTGCAGCACCATCAATAGTAAGGTCACCAGCCAAATCAACATTATAACCATTTGCTGTCCATGAACCGTTAATGATCGATAGGTCATTACAGGACAGGTCATCTAACATGTATCTGGTTCCGGAACCCTCGAGCACAAAGTCATAGAGTTCATGACCTCCAGTCGTGATATTAACAACGTCACCCAAAAGTGTTACAACACTCGTACCAGCATCAAGGTCCCCGGGATGTGATAAATTAAAGTCACCACCTAATACTGTAAGATTATAGGATGACAGACCCATGTCCCCACTGTAGTCAGCGGTCGTGGTAAAAGAACAACATGTTAAATCAGCAGTCATTGTAGCATTTACTGACCCAGAGTTGTATAACATTATATTATCACTAAGTAGAGGACCTGTCCCATCATAATTAGATGCATCATTTAGGTCATTATTGTAGGACCCATTCCAGGTCCTAATCTCCTTCTGATGCAAAACTATAGCTGACCATGCCATCAAATCCTCTGACGTGGACACTGATGTATCACCTAATGCGCCTATTTCTCCCAATTCCCCAGTTACACAACCACGACCAAAACCACCCCACCAATTCTCAAAACACCTATCATATTGGGTTGTAAGGTCAGTTAGCTGTGCATTAACAGGATCACCCATCCATTGACCTTCATAACTCTGTCTTGTCGCAGTGTGATATACAGCAAGAGAGTTTTTCTTCGAAGAATCGGGTAAATCCATTAACAGGCCCGGGCCATTACCCGTCCCATCGTTTAAGACCTGAAAAGGGTCACCTATAGCAGGACATCCTCTAATACATGTCGTCTGGTAAAAACCACCTAACTCAGCAGGGTATACGGGGGTCCATACTCCAGGACCCTCTCCGTCTGACAAAACCCTATGCCAGGCAGTCTTCATGTGCATCCCTGAAGCATACGTGGTGGGTCCAAACCTTAGTGATGATACCTGAGTATAATCAGTTGGCGGGAATCTTTCGGCACCATAAAAAAATGCCCAAGACTCAACAATTATATCACCTTCGGACGTGTCAGCAGAGTTAAAATTAATATTATAATCTATTTGCTGACCGGCAGCCGCAGTTGTCCATCTATGTTCGATATCACAACCCATTAAGGTCTCCGGGCTCGCACAAAGTTAAGCTTTAGGACCGCTAAAATCTCCTCATCTGGGTCCTCTGGCCAATCATTAAGTCTGACCTCAAATTCCCCATCATAATCAAGAGGCTTAATACTGCCCGATGAGTCCGTCACTGTTATCTTACCATTAATTGTATCACCAAGAGCTAATGTACCGGACGGGGCCGCGTATCGGACCGTAGGTAATACCACTCCCCCGGGTATGACTGCCGTGCTGTCTGGTACCACTGATGTTGATGCCTCGTACATTATGCTACTCCTTATGTTGATTTATAACCAATATTAAGCGATATATTTGTTGCTGTTGCATCAGAGCCCCTTAATGTCGCTTTAACTATATCACCAGCAGACGCCGTAGCATTTGACCACCAGGTCGGAGTTCCTGAATTTTTAACATTATCCTCAATATAAAGACCTGTAGATCCATGCACATTAGTATAAGACGGATAAGACGCATAATCAGTTTTTTCGAAATCAACCTCTATGTTACAGGTCTTGTCCGATAATAATTGCCATGAATCAAACTCACAATTAAATGGGATAGTTGCCTGACCCATAATTCCAGTAGCAACAGCTCCTATAGGAGCCGATGATGAAAAATTTAAACTTACAGAGTCGCCTCTAATACCGGTCACACCCCTCATACTACCAGCCGATATCTGGACCCATTTACCAACCGCACCGGTTACACCGGCATAAAAGGCATCATCGGTCTCTGACCAATGTAGCGAGACGGTACTTGTAACTGCTGGCATAGGATTAAATGTGTCAGAAATTGGAACAATACCAGTCACACCCCTAATACCTGTACTACCCTGAAGACCTAAGATTCCAGTTCCACCTTGGATACCTTGTAATCCGGTCACACCATCTATACCGAGGATACCGGTCACGCCCTGAAGACCTAAGATTCCAGTCTCACCTTGGATACCTTGTAATCCGGTCACACCATCTATACCGAGGATACCGGTCACGCCCTGAAGACCTAAGATTCCAGTCTCACCGGTCAGACCTATAATACCAGTATCACCCTTAATGCCTTGTAAACCAGTCAGACCTTGAATACCTGTAGATCCGAAAGCCCAATAAGGTAACTCGGACCAGGTAGACTCGGCATCACCTATCTTGGCTTGTGATGTATCAAGCTCAATACCCATTTCACCTTGTGCAAGAATTGGGTCCGAGGAATTCCAGTTAGCAGATGTATCGCGTCTTAATTGTATGATTTCAGCCATTTATGCTCCACCGCCGTCATAGTTTTGTATTGTTAAGTATGTTGATGATGCAGATCCACCATCTATACCAAATCTTTGAGGTCCTTGTAATCCTGTGACTCCTTGTATACCTTGCTCCCCATCATCTCCAGGAAGGCCTTGAGCTCCATCGGCTCCGTCCGGTCCTGGAATACCTCTGATTCCTGTTGCACCTTGATCTCCTGTCCCTGTTCCACTACTACCACCGCCCGTTGTATCAAGATTATTAAACCATTTAGCCCACTGCCAATTCATCGGGTCTTGGACCGAAGGATATATCGGAGTCCTAATAGGTGGAGGTCCGGAAACTTCCACATTAATCCCGGTCAGACCTGTAATAGCAGATGTTGGCATTATGACTCCACCGTTATCTTCATTGACCCATCAATAATACACCAACGGACCGGATCGGTCATAGTAAATCTATGTACCCGGTCCTTGGACATACCCAGTCTGTAATACTCAACACAACCAGACCGAGCCCCTATTTTTCCGACCTTTGCTCTATATTCATGAGGAAGATAATTATATCCCCCATCATCAGAGTATGTGAGCATGACCTCTGGGTCAGAGCCATAGGTATCAGATGTACCATTAAGACCATAACCTTTGACAAGATCCAACTCAATTTGGTGGAATCTTATCTTTTTTCTATCAGTATGTATGTGGGGACAGGTCCTGACCCTCTTAATTACCCTACCATTGTCCGTATACTGCTCAAGAGACCACTCATATATATAACCATTAGCATTGTCACCAACAATGACCTTTGAGTCCCATGGGGTAGTATACAAGGCTCTGTGGCGATCATTCTCTCCGTCAGTAGGGTTATAAGACCCTCTCTCATGCCACATTGATGTCGATACGTCATATACAAGGGTCCGATTAGAGGTCTGGAAATTAAAGACAAAAAATTGATGCCCCTCCTGCTGATATGCAAATGAGATACAATCCGATAGATCCATCTTACCGAGTATATACTCAATAGCATGTGTTGATATCCGTGTAGGGTTATATGACCCGCCTGACATCCACACCATGTTATTACCGTTATCGGTCCCAAGCCAAGCTATTGTACCATTAATTGTAGATGCCGCATACTTACCGGACACGCCAGTATTGATATACCCTACACCGGATCTCCTCCACAATAAATTAGGATCACCGGTAAAGTCCCATAACTCTATTGATTTACTGTTCATTACCCAGACCTGATTATTGAGCAGAAATAGGCTTAGGACCGGGTCTGGAGATGATTCTGCAGCAAGATAATTAAGGCTCGATGACCAGGTCAGACCATCCAGATAATTACTGTATATGACCTTATTGGACCCGTTAATATTTTGAATGAAAAAGCCGTTCTGTGATATCACAGAGGTTCCGGCCAGATAATCACCAGTTATTTTCGAAAAAACATTTGTTGCAGTATTAAATATGTACCCATGGAGACCATCTACAAGCATGACCTGTGAGACCGCTGCAGAGGTCGGATCAGGCTGTTTATCAATCTCAGCGAAGCTTACAGTACCTTTTGTGGTCTTAAGAGTACCTCTATTAATTACATTAAGGCTTTTGGTCATCTCGTATAGGGTATTACCACATACGATTAAGAGTCTGCCCATAGCCGTAGTATACATACCCCTATTACCACCGCTACTTATATTTTTTAGGAGTTTAAGACCTGGGGTACCTATTAATGCACCAGTATTTTTTGCTCCTGCTGAGGCGGACATCTCTGGATATAGGTTAATACACTCTTGTCCGTCCAGACCGAGATATCTACCCTTATATAAGGCTCCAACTACATCCATCTTGGCCATTAGTATTCTCCATCAGCGTATATGTTATACGTACCCCTACTAAGCATTGGAGTATCCACTGCCATTAATGTTGTTTTATGGTTGGTCCTCTTAAGCAGATATTTTGTCTCCCGAGACTTATCAACCACAATTGCGTTGGGGGCTACCCCATACTCTGGAGCAAGCTCTAAGGCCAGATTATAAGCCATAGCGGAAACATACCCCGGAGGAAAATCAGCATATGTTGTTAAGGCACAAAACTTTTTGAGCTGGGCCCATTCACTTAAACCAAATTTAAGACCGGTCATCTCAGGTACGGGCCATAATCTTATTGTTGCGACCGGATAAGCCCCATCAATTGTCCAGGCCTCCGGAAAGGTGCTGGATGTACTCTTCTGAAGAATGGATTGAAATCGGGAATTAGGATAGTAATCCATAGGGTAATCGGTAGCATAAGATGTCCGGGTATCCCTGCAAAAGGCCGTATATTTCTGCATCATCAAAGGTCTTGTTATCTCAGATGATTCCCATGTGGCCCCGGAACTCTCAGGTCCTATAGTATAGTCTGATGTACCTGATGTGATATCAAAAAGATTGTTAACAATCTCATAGATCAATAATTTTTGGTTGGACCACTGATCCAACATATCATTAAGGACCTCTAATGCATCATTAGCTTCATCAGCATTGGGGTCTGCCCCTGATGATAATACACCAAGTAATCTCAGTGATCTCTTAATTATACTGTTAGCTGTCGTGGCCATAGGTTATCATCCTCAAATTGTAAATAATAAATTCTGTGTCTTTACTTTTCCTTTGGACTTTCCTTTTGCTTTGGACTTTCCTTTTGCTTTGGGCTGAGCCTTTTTAGCAGGAGCCTTAGGTAATACTCTGTCTTTAATAGGAGGTATTTCGATAATTCTCGGATTGTTAAAAGCATTGATTTCATCTTTGATCCTCTCCTCTTCCGAAAAACTATAGGCTATTTTACGACCACCATCAAAAGACTCATGATAAATGTGTTTAGGAAATCCATACATTTTTTTACTCCTTGGTTAAATCGCTCGGGACCGGGCCCGGAAGGTAATAATATGCATGGGACATTTTACAGCCCCACACATATCGGAGGGAAGAAAAACAACTATGCTACAATCCCGAGATTAGTCAGGGCTGTATTAATCGCATTGACTGCTGTCGCAACTGCTGTACTGTCACTGGCACCAGTAAGTGCTGAAGCGGCAGACTGTTGTACGACAGGGGTTGCTCCAAAAAGTGCTACCTTTTCGGTAGCGGACTTGCCGAGAACTGCTCCGTCGGGTCCGTTATCAGATACTTGATAAACTGCCATAATATGGTCCTTTGCTAAAGTTTATTATTTAATTTTTAAAATTTACTTGTGTTAAATGTATGGAGAGGCTTTTTAGGACCTCTCACACACTAATTACTTATCCCCAGATCTTAACTGCATGTTGTGGGTAAAGCTCTTTCCAACCAGAAAGAACATCCAGCCTACATGGCATTTCATCACTGTTAATAGAGTAATCACGTATAACTCGTAGAGAGATACCGTCATATACTTTACGTGCAGCAAAGTCAACACCGTTCGGGACCTGTAAGTCAGCGGTCACCAAAGTGAAAGCGTCCTTGTGGTAAGCGATATTTTGGGGTCTTGCCGTAGAAGCGGTTGTATCGTACATAGTGATAGCCGCGTCATCAGCAGGAAGAGCAGTTACGGTCTGTTTCCCAGAAGAACTGGTTGTTGCATAGATCGCAGGGCTGATTGACAATGTGACCTCTGAGCTTGCTGCTGTTGCGTCAGCTGTGATAACAAACTGCTGCAACTCGCCTGTGCTTTGGAAAGTTTCGGGGTTAACACCATAAACGTCAGCGATGGTGAAGACCTCACCGACGTTAAAAGTGTCACCAGTTGTTGCATCAATAAGAAGCGATGCACCACTCTGTGTAGCACCCTTAACTGTAAGACCAGCTGCGTCACAACCTGTACCTGTGGTTATTGAGTTAACATTTTGGTCCATTTTGAAGACGAAACCAAGAGCTGTACCCATCTCACCTTTTTCATACTGCTGACCAATTAAGTCTGATTTTTGGAAAAGACCGGTCAGAGCATTAACTGTTGCTGCCTGTGCTGCTGGATTGATGCATGCATAGCGCATATCATCACGAGGGCAAGCATTGTCATCAAGCTTGACACCAGCGTTAAGATATGTGAGAGCTGCGTTAGGGCTTGTACCAGGTGTACCAACACTGTTATAAACAGTCTGGGATGCAAGGGTAAGTCCATCACGGTCAATCTTACTGGCAAGAGCAAGTCCGGCCGGTTTAAGATATCGGTCAGAGAACTGATCGATAGTTAATGTGAGATCATCAGAGGTAAATTTAAACGCGACCTGACTGCGTGTTGACACAGTAAGGGTTACGTATTCCTCATTGGTATCCTGGATATCAAGCGCAGACCCAGAAGAAACTGAAAAGCGGTTTGGCTTTCTGATTCTGAGGCTCGGTCCGATTTTTCCGGAGACCGATGCTCCAGAGTTACCAAAACTGTTATCATAAGCTCTGTTTACACCTTTTGCGAAGGTGAGATTATTGTGAAGAATGCGTAATGCCTCATTGGTCACAATTGTTGGTGAAAGAAAACTGTTAGCCATAATATTTATGTCCTTATTTTAGCGACGTCTGCCGCGTGATTGTTCCTGTTTATTACGATAAGCCATGTACTCAGACGGGCTCATGTCATCAAGGCTTTTTTTCCCGGTGCCTTTAGATGCTGTATTTCGTACCGGCTTTATTGGTGCAGGTGCTTTTGACACAGACTTCTTCTGAGCTCCTGACTTATTACCCTCAACCAACGCCTCTATCCGGCCTATCTCTCGGACCTGGGACAATGGTGGTAACGTATTAAGTCTCTCAGCTTTTTCAGGGTGCTTTGCCAGGTAATAAGCTACGTCCGCTCCGATCTCGGAGGACTGTAATGCCTCTACAACTGCAGGTGTTACCGGGATATCCTGGGCATCTTCCATGACGGTATCATAATCGGCATAATCCGTTCTCGCCTGGTCAACCTTGCTACCCCAACTTGCCTGGGCCTGACTTTGCATCTGTTCCTGTGTTAGCTCCTGTCTAACTCCAGCTAATTTTTGTTCTACCTTCCAGGTCGTTAATGAGTCTACATAATCCTCATCATTATCGTAATCTGCTCTGGATGGTCTTCCTCCTTCTTGCTGTTCTTCCTGCTTAGGCTGGTTAAATTGCTTTTCATACAACTCGGCCTTAGCCTTGTACTCGGCCCGCTCTTGTAAGATCCTCTTCCAGCGCCTCTCGTCGTGATTCTCCTTCTTCTTAGGCTTTGGATCCTCTTCTTTGGACTCTTCTTCTTTAGCATCATCAGAGTCATCGTCACCAGACTGTTCGTCTGTAGGTTCCTCTTCCTGGACTTCTTCCTGGACTTCTTCCTCAGGCTGATTGTCACCGTCTACAGCTTCTACTTCTGTTTCTTCGACTTTACCTTCGATGTCTGCTAATGTTAATTCCGGCATACTAAATCCCCTCTCTACTCAGCCATGGGGGCTGGACCCTGCTCGTATCTATCACTCAGGTTCGGCCGAGCTGGACCGGACCTGGAATCTGTCATTTTCATAGCTGTATCAATCATCTTCATTTCATCTTCTTGATCATTCTTCATTTTTTCTTGCATCAGCTTCATGCGTTGGGTCTGGATAGCTGTCTGATTACGCATCGACTCGGTCTGTAACTTTGTCCGAGATTCCAACTCCTTACTCTTAAGCAATGTCTCATACCGCTTAATTGTGCCTATAAGCTGCTCTTTCTCTTGCCCAGCCAACTGTAACTGCTGCTGGAGACCTTGCAGGTCCTGTATAATCATTCTGACCTCTTCCTCAGAGATCTTATTAGGCTTACTGTTAGGATCCTCTAAGAGATTAGGAGGTATTGTACGTTTTAATCTGTCTGCAAGCTCAGAGGCACCAGGAAAATCAAGGTTACGTACCAGGATGTCCGATGCGACCTGTCCCATATTTGGGATTGCCTGTATGATATTAGTAAGATTTTCTGCAACCTCCATGCGTTTGGACTCATAACTCGGACCTACGTCAACTGTCACGTCATACTTACCAACGGTCATGTCATAGAGTTTGTTTTCGCCATCTTCTTCATCAAAATGGAGCTGATTAACCATTACTATAGAGTCCACTTCATCCTCACCGAGGATTCTGATCGCTCTGGGTACGTCATATATCTTTGGGATAAGATCAACAATGATACGGCCCATAAGTTTCACGGCACGGGTCAGAGAATCTTGGAAATGCCATGTAGCATTATCACCCATCTTCTGTCGTGCTATAATCGCTCTACCAGAGCTCTCATTACCTTGTGCACCCATCGAGGCATCATGGATACCTGTGACCGCTTTGATGTCATCAGCGGACTCTCTCATAGCATTAATAGCTGCTGAAGGGATCGCTGGTGGATCAATACGTCTTGGGGGAGCTACTTGCTGTCCTGCTGCATCAATTGGATTGTATTCCAGGACCGAGAAATTCTTCACATTGGCCATGGCCCATTTATCTTCGAAGCCCTCTAACTGGCCTAATGCTGCAAGCCATGGAGTTTTTGGAGATAGTGATATAATCTCAGCCTCCATGCTCTTATAGAAGTTATAATGCCTCTGCGGGTCCTTAGCCTGTCTAATAAGTGATAAGAGCTCCTTACGGCCATCAACATTAATTTCCCATCCTAAGACCGGTATGATTGGTATGTATGGGGACGGGAACTCTTTTGATTCGAGAATAGTAGAACCCGACATGAGATACCACATAGTCTTTTTGGCTACCGTCTCACGTTCTGCTACAATTGTCAGAGGAGGTATTAGATTACCCATCTGATCATACTGCTCGGTCTGTTGCTCTATCTCATCCTTATCAAAGGTCGTAGATCCATCTGATAATTGATATAATGTCTTAGATTCTTCCTTTATGCAGAAGTATTCAGCTAACCATACCACATCTTCTTCAACCCAATTGGAATCACCTTCACCACCATCTTCCCACTCCTGTAGGTCATTTTGGGCCTTTTCTCCATATTTCTCTTTAAACTCGTCTTTTGACATGGAGAATCTAATAAAGGCATAAGGCATATCGGACAGGTCCGCTTCGTGACATAAATGAAACGGTATATATACTGAGAGAGGATTATCAATCCTTGAAACCATAATTTCTTGATCGAATGACTCAGGATCAACATAATCTGTGTGTATACGGAAATATCCTTGACCACAGATAACAGCATATTCGAGGGCTGTATCCATCGCGCTCTTAACATCATTTGATGCCATGATGTTACGGGTCATGCCATTGATCAATTCTGCAGTCTTGGGGTCTGTGGCCGAATCGACTGCTCTGACCTTAATAGCTGGCCTGTTACGTCTGATGGAATTTACCACCTGTTGGCATACTGCTGGAAGCTTATTAATCGTTAATGCGGGGCGTCTATCTGCTGCTCTCTCTTCCAGGGCTGTGGATGACCACTGCTCACCTACGAAAAACTTGATGTCATCACTGGAGTCTGATCGCAGCTTGGTATCGTTATCCTGGCATATAGTGTAACGGGTCTTAGCCTCGGCCAGTATCTTGTCATCACCTTTTAAATTATCATCCGCTGCTGCTGTTGTATATGTTGCCATAAAAAAAGAGCCCCCAATGATTTCTGTCACTGAAGGCTCTTTTGTAGAAGATAACCCTATATGTGTAGTTGTTGCGTTACTTAAATAATAACATAAATTAAAAGATTAATCAAGATTAATTTTTATTTTCTAAATTAACCTGGTAGTTAAACTCTATTTTCTTGAATGTTTGACCGTCACAATGTATGGTCAAAGATCCTTTTCTTCCTATTTCTAACCACTCGGTCATAATGTCTGTGACCGCTATCATTACCGATGATGTACTATCCATTCTCTCCTCCATTAATACTTTGTAGTGGGCACTCTGTCGGAAAACTGTCCTTAGTATCGTCACATGACCCTTTAGCCCCCGGTGCTTCGTTAGAGCAATATCCATCACAATTATAGGGGCACTTGCTGGGACTTTCTATAAACAGTATCTTCAATCTTGCTTCCTTTTTCGAAGTTAAAATTCTCACCTCTTCTTCAAGGGCGGCAATCTTCTCTTTCAATCTTTTGATTACTGGCTCGTACATATCTTCATATTGGGATGAGAACATTGTAGACCCCTTTCAACTTTCCACCTTATTATACTTGCTGTGTATTTTTTCACAACTCTTATAACTCAAGGCATAAAACTGCTCCTTGGTCAGACCATTAGAGTAATACTTATCGTACATGGCATCAGTGTTACATACTGTCGGTCTGGAAGCATATATCTTACAAAAGCCTCCAGGATCTAATTGGGAACAGGACCCGTCTTCACATATTTCATAAGGGAACTCGGCCAGGTCATAGACTATCTGATCCACTGCTTCGTTATCTTCAGCTGCTTTCATACACATACTATATGCATGTTTTACGACCGCTCCTATGCCCCTACAACAATGCCCCTCACACTTACAATCAAATTTTAGTTCCCCATCCATGACCCCGAACCCCCTCCTCTGACATTTAATGATTTTCGTTTACCTGGCCATCTGTACTCGCTCAGACCTGCCTCAAGGATACAAAGGACGTCCGAAAAGTCCTTAAATTCCTCTTCTTCCTTCTGCGACTCTTCCATGTATCTATGGTTAGTTAATGCCCTTATAGTGTTTTTGCAGGATGGGCTAACATACAGACAGGGCTCATTGTACTCGCTTATTGGAGCAAGAGTATTGTAGCCGAGATCTTTTTTTATCCGATCATTAGCCGCGTCAATATTTTTCTCCTGGGGCAATAGAAATAGTATACCACCATTTTCTTTCTTAGCAAAATTTTGTACAAGACCTACAGTGTTATTAATGAGATTGGATTGTGCACCACCAAATCCTTTGGCGAATCGTGTATCGATATACCTGGCAGTTACCTCCTTACCGGTCTCACGGGCAAAGAAGGTCCGAGACATGTCAGCTAATGTCCCCTTATAGTGTAATTTCTTTCGGATGTCAGAATAATGTCCTGAGACCTCTGAGAAATTTGGATACTCATCATATATCCAAGTATAATACCTATCACCTTTCTTCCACCGTGCAGCCCATACAGCTGCAGAGTAAAAAGCTGTGTGAGGATCCAAGGCCTGAAAGATCTTATAATCCTTAATGTTCTTTAGATCAAAATCTTTGACATGGACTCTTTTATCATAAGGAGGGATCCAGACATGAGCTCCTGCCTCTAAGCATTCTCCGTCCCACGTATTTTTAGCTGTCTCTGGTCGATAAGCGAAGTCGTCTTCCATTTCCTTACGGAGTACATCTGGAAAATAAGGGTTATCTCTCCAGCTGTGTTTTACCAGTATACAGTTATCTGGTTGGTTTTCAACAAAACGGACATAGACCGGATCGGTCTTATACTTTGGGTTGAATATAATCCAAAACTCTGACTGGGGATTTCGTACTGTCGGTATTAATATCCGTAAGGATTCCTCGCTAATTGTCTGACCTTCTTCAATCCAGCAAATATCGATTGATTCGAGTGACTTGATTCTCTGGCTATTACGCCACAGCCCTTCGAAGATGAACTCTGACCCGGTCACATGACATCTTATTTCACGCTCGTTAATATCAAACATGGATTCTAAGCCCATGGTCTGTATTGTATCACACAGTAGCTTATGCACAGACTCTCGTATAGAGGATTGGACTTCGCGACATGCCAAAATACGGTACTTACCACTTACAGCCTTTATAATAGCTGCACGTGCACATGCCCATGATTTACCAGCTCCTCGGCCCGAACAGAATACCTTATATCGGGCAGACTGGGTAAGTAGTGGGGAGAATATTTCTGGAATATCAATGTTTATATCAGGTCTTGCCATTAAGTCTCCAACAAAGCGAGGACTTCATGCTCATGCAAAAATTGCACGATCTCTGGTGTCTCACATTCCGGGGCAGAGAAATCCCATGGAGCACACTGTGATTTGTGATACATTACCCGGTCACCTACCTTAAGAGTTCCACAATCAGGTCCTGCTGATAGTATAACACCCTCTCGGACACCTGATTGCTCCTCGTTGAGCATCATGTCTTCGACCTCTGGGTAGTATATACCTCCAGGGGTCCGGTCAGGTGGTATGTCCGGCTTGATTGCTACAACATCACCTATAGTAGTTAATTCTGGGATCATTTATTTATCTCCTCTATGCTTCCACCAGTTGAGGCCTGATGTCACAAGACCTGCCACAATCATTGTAAGACCGATCTGGGCCTCAGTAATAAGGTCAGCAGGTATTTCCACCCCTGACTTTTTTGTGACCCACAAGGCCGTGTATGACACTAAATATGAAACTCCGACATTAATAATATTTGTCAGGCCCTTTCGGACCGGAATAATTTTTTTGTTATTTGCCTGAAGAGCTACATCTAATGCTTCATTAATTTCTTTGATATCGTCACTCATCCTCTTCCTCCTTTTTTACCGCCCTTACATTTCTTCTTCATTTTCATTTCCTTTAAAATTGTTAATGTATGACTTCAATCCGATTCCTTCTACTAAGTTGAGATTGCTTGTGTGAAATGTGCATTCTATATCACCTTCAGCGGTCACACAAAAAAGAGCGAACCCCTTTGACCTTAACAGAGAGCTATTAGCATCGAGCTTATAAGATTCTTCAGTTTCCTTTTTCATCGGTCTTTTTTCCGCCAACAAAGCTCACCTTAATACCGGTCGGGAAGTTGTGCTCGTTTTTAGATTCTACCTTCTCAGCCATACCAAAAAAGTTCTGACCAACGAACTTAGCGAAGTTAGGATTAAAGCTCCCTGACATGGTGCCACGGATCAATAAATCCTCTCCAATAGCCCTTCCCTTGTCTAAAGCGTTAGAAAACTCGGGTATAGTTTTGGCCCACTCGAAGATAGTAAACTTGCTTACACCGATCCTGGCAGCGTATCCAGCTATGGATGGATAGTAATCTTTGTTGCCTGTGTGGAAGTAATCGATGACATCTTTGCAATATGATTTTTTGTATTTGGTGGGACGGCCTCCAGGATGTGCCATAATAATTCCTCTGGTCAGAAGTATTGAAAGAGTATTAAATCTACCATTATTATAGCCCTTTTACACGATAATTGCAAGTTTTTAATAAAAAAAGGTCCGAAAAAGTTAATTTTCGGACCTTTTATGGAACTATTTCGATATTAATTATCTACATACTTCTCCACGTCCTTTGCATACATAACAAAGTTTATAGCCTCTACCTTTGCAGCTCGGACAGGTACAATCATTCCCCCATGCGGTTCCTTTTCCCTGACACATAGAGCATTTAACTGACCCAAATCCCTGGCAATGATAACAGGTATGGCATCGATACTGTTTATAATTACCATACTGGCTGCTCGAAGTAACTAACATACCACCAGCAAAAATAAGTACTACTGACAGGGATAAAATTTTAATTAGGTTCTTCATACTTCCTCCCAGGTCTTGTTATTTTGGTTTTCTATTGCATGAATCACAATATTCGGTGCAGTCGGGTAATTCACCATATATCTTTTGCTGTGCTGTAGAGTAATCAACACTATTACAAAGGTCATTATTGGAGCAACTCCACCCAACAAGTTTGGCCATACTGTACTTTAACCCGGTACCATATGGGACACCATACCATGTACTCATATAACATGATGATTTAGATTCAGCAGCCTTTTTCCTTAGATCCTCAAGTTTTGGCTCAATTACTACTATCTCTTCCCATGTCTTTATACTCATACTTCCCCCTTATGTTGCCCTGACAGGCGGGCCGCCTCAAAACTATTATATACCTGGATATCAAACTTTTAATCTCTTTTCGAAGTGGTCTCTGTTTCCAGGAAATTCCCAGGTCATAAAGAGAGGAAGTTCAGAATCCTTGAGATTATTTAAAATATTTAATTCTATTTTTTCTCTTTCAACTATATTTCCCTCTCCGTACCCGTGCCCATCTCCGAACCCACCCCCAGACCCGTATCCATCTCCGTACCCGTCCCCAGAACCAGACCCGTCCCCAGACCCAAACCCAGACCCGGTTCCGTACCCATCTCCGTCCCCAGACCCAAACCCGTATCCAGACCCATTTCCAGACCCATTTCCAGACTCGTGCACATTCCCAGACCCATCTCCTTCGGTCATACACCTGTTTCCAGTATTAATTCGAAATTCTCGGTCATTGATCCTCCTCGGTCTTAATTTTACTGATTGAGATTTCCAGGTCATTAATGACCATTGTTATTTCATCGGCACCGGTCAGAGATAATACTCCCTGACAGAGTGACCCGATAGAGCTGTCTTTAACGGCGTTTAAGGGCCGTTTAATTTTGGTGGTATTCTCGGTCATCTCATCTTCATTTGGTGGTTTAGTGGTACTCTCAGGCATGTCTGCTGTTAAACAACCTGGAGTATAATCCTTTGAGATATCTTCCCAGGTATCATTTTTACGGTCATTACAATTTGGGCATCGAAGAGTTCTGGGACCGGACGGGATGAATTCGGTCTCACAATCAATACATATCTTTTTTGCATAGGTCCTGGACCTGGCATTTCCAGGTCTGACTAAACAGCTACCACATTCGGTCTGACTGTTAATAACAGTTTCGAACTCGCTGTTACATGATTCACAAATTTTGTACATGATTTTTCCTTTCGCATGACTTTTGTTTTTCCTATCAGTTTTCTGTCCATGTGTCCAAAAATCCTTTAGACTAAATAAAAGCCGACCTTTAGGAGGTCTTTTTTTAGTCACGGTCCAGTCTATTTATATATATATGTTTTTAGACTGGACTGGGGGATGATTTGTTAGGTTTTGCTCTATATTCACCACACCACTCAGAATTTGGTAGTATCAAAAATTTTGGTACACCAAACTCTTTTTCAGGTGCCTGAGGTGGATATCTTTTGCATCTACCATAAACAGGTCCTAATTGCAGAAAAAATTTACATGAATTGCATGTCATGCTAATTCTCCTTTCAGCTCTGGTTTAAAATTACCTTCCCCAAAAATAATACTCATCAAAGCATTTCGAGATTCAACTGTTGCATGATTACATTTTAATCCCCACATAAATTCAGGTACAGTCAATTCTGTTTCTTCTTCCTTTTTGGTATTATCCAATTTAACCTCCTGTTTAAGTTCAACTGCTTTTTCTTGCACTACCTGCACCTCTTCGACTGCTTTCGGTTCAGTAATGACCTTTTCTTGTACTGATTTAACTGTTTTTGGTGTGTAATCCTCCTCCATTTTACCACTTATTGAGTATCCTGTAGCTTTATGCACATAATAATTCCATGTTCCCATAGTTATTCCTTCCAATATCCGGCTATTATACTTTCGCTCGTACTCACCGAATTCCTGTTCTGGTAACCATTTTTTCAGCATATCGATTGTTTCATCATATTCATACTCTGTCCATAAGGCACATATAATCTTCAGCCATTCATCATATCCCCATTTTACTGAAGATAAGGCGCATAAATCGTTATTAATTTCATCTAAGGTCTTCCTACTGTGTTCAGTTTTAGGGGCTGTGCTCCTTCGGCCTTTCTTTAAACCACCTAAATAACCTATCAGACCCAGTGGAAAATCTGGAAGATCGTCAACACAGGTGAAAGGTCTCAACCAAGTATAGGATCCTTTTTTATTAGATGAGGGAGGAATTATTGCCAGCCCTCCATCTGCACGAATGTCCAAACCATCTTTGGCCATTGTTCGGGTCCACTCAGAGTGTTTGCACCAATAATGAAATCCACCACTTGGAGTTCTGACCATCGGTCCGAGCTCAAGTAACTCGGGGGCATATTTTTTTAGTAGTTCCTGTGCCTTAGACCCTTCGAAGACATCTTCATCTATAACATCGATCCCGGATCTTTCTCCCGTTGCCAAACACACTGTATTAACAGCCCGGTCAGCTTTATTTAACGCATCCCTACGTTCTTTGAATGTTTCAGGTGTATGAGTAACAGAAGCCCACCTGGACAGGTCAGAACCTTTTGGCCCGAATATAGGGATCTTCTTCATCATTCCTTCGGAGTTCTTGATCATTATAGTGCATGCTGGAAAAAGCTGCAGGTTCTGAGAGAAAAGGTATTTTAGGTCAGTTTTAATATCAGGCATGTTTGTCCTCCCACCATTTAAGGATTTCTGTTACTGTCTCACCTATAGTAATATTTTTTTCATAAGCCAGTCCTTCCAACTGATCATACACCCTTGCAGGTATCTTAGTTACTACTTTACATCCATACTCTTCACCATATAAATCTTCTTCGTATTGTTCTTCGTTTTTGAATTTCATGTTTTTTCCTTTCGTAGTGTCCATGTGTCCAAAATCCTTTAGACTAAATAAAAGCCGACCTATTGGAGGTCTTTTTTTAGTCACAGTCCAGTCTATATGTATATATAATGTTTTTAGACTCTGGACTGGGGTTATTAGAAGTCTTCCAATTTAAATTCAATGTTCTTTTCTTGCTCAGTTTTTGGGGATGATTTGTATGGTGCCTTGCCAATAAGGTTCCTTTTAATAATTTTAAAATCATATGTGTTTGAGTCGGATTTCTTTGCGTCAGCAATAATACCATAAAGTGTTGCCCGACCAATTCCTGTTTCCTCAATAGGTACTGTTGTTGATCCATCCCTTAACGCATTAAATCGTTCCACGAGTTTATCGTAAGAGAGTTTTACTTTAGGTCTTCCAGCCTCTCCTGCAAGTTTCTGATCATTGAGAGAATCATTAACCCTATACATTGGAAAGTCCCAGGTCAGACCGATTGGAGGTCTTGGTGCGAAGTCCCTTAGGGTGAATTCGAGTCTGAAATTATCTGGGCAGGAATCAACCTCTTCTTCATCAGAATCACTTTTAAGTTCGGTCATAGACATGATGCAGTCAGGTTCCCTGGCCTTTACACCACTTCCAGCCATACGATCCATAGCCTTTAAGTTAGACCTGTTAGATTTAGTGTAGTGATCCAGCCAATAGATTGTACAACCTTGTGTAGCACATGTAGTGAGGGCATTGAGACGGGTTATGATGTATTCCATGTCTCCAGTACTGTTTTCGTCCAGACCTTTCCGGTCTCGGGAATTAAGAAATTTATAAAAAGGATCGATCATCAGGATATCTATCTTATGTTCCTGGATGATTTTTCGAAAGTATATCATAGCTGACTCTGTATCTATCATGATTCCCTTGAGATGAAAAGCCATCAAGTTGTCCATGTCATTTACATCAAAGCCCTCTTTTTCCAGGCTTTTAACTACCTTTCGTACTCGGGACCTGAAATTTCTCTCTCTGAGTTCAAAGTTTATATAACCTACACGGAGCTTTTTAGGAATTTGTATTCCATGCCAAGGTATTCCACCTGCTAAACACAGAGATAAACATATTCCGCCGTCAAAAGTTTTTCTGGCTTTCGATGGGGCATTATACGATACTACATCACCTCTCTCCATTAGACCTTCCATAAATACGTCTCTTTTTTGTAACGTCTCGTCTATCCAGTAATTTTTCCCCTTTTTAAATTCAGGGAACTCAGCTTGCCCATCTTTATCCATCACTGCAAGTTGCTTACATAAGTCATCGAATGGAGCTGGATTTTTCTGCTGTAATTCTTCAATTGATTTGTCGAGAGCACCTCTTAACAGCATTGCCTCAGAAAGCTTATCGGGCATAATAACTCCTCCTAAAAAAGGTTAGTGGAATGAGTTATTGCCGTCTTCTAAGTAATGTTTAGCCCAATTATGAGTAGATATGGCTATAACATTGGCATTTTATGGTAACTCTGATTTTTGAGAAGAGAAGTTAATTGGCACTTCCCGTCCGCTTTTTGGCCTTTAACCTACAGTGCTTCCGCCTTTGTGAGGAAGCGGAGAGAGAAGGCCGAAGCCCTCTCTCTTTAAGTGCCATAATGTAGGACCAGGTGATCAAGCCTGGCTTATTTAAATAATAGCATATTTAATACAAAAAGTAAAGGACTATTTCCTATCATAAGGATTTTTTGTTTCACGAAATGCGGCCCGGCCAGAGTTTATATCCTGTAATACTCTGACCTTATTTTCCTTAGATAATAGCATGATTTCCTCATGTGTCCATACTCTTTTATCCTTTTTTTCTTGGTTATCCATTGATATCTCCTGTAAGGTTATCTTCCGTTTTAACAACTCGTTTTTATCCGAACACGTTTCCCAATCACCACATTTCATCAGAGGTCCGGTAACGGGCCATACAGCCCTCTGATCCAAATCCCTGGTCGGAGCCTTCCTAACACATCTTTGGCCGTTTAAGGCCCACCACTCGCACGTTACACATAATTTATAAGGGTTATCTTCCATTATCACTCCTTGTTAAGTTTTTTACGTGCCTGGGATCTAATACGTTGCATCTCAGCATAAGACTTATCACAATGCTCGCAAACCAAGGGTCCTTTATCATAACTGCAGGTACATTCCCGACCCTCTTCCTTTGCTTTTCTGACCCGCTCATCTATTAAGTGCTTCTCGAGGTCTTTGAGTTTAATGTGTTTAGTTTCCATCTTTTTCTCCTTTTTTTAGATAATTGTTAAACATCCAGCGATACTGATCTGTCAGCGATCTACCCTCTTCTTTTGCTGTTTGATCAATTTTGTCAAAAAGGCCCTGATCTACTCTTAGTGTTACTATTTTTTCCTTTTTCTTTTTCTCATTTTTACTCATTTTTACTCCTTGTTGAGCCCCGCCGTGATGGCGGGGCGGTTAATTAATTAATTAGGTTGATTATATTTTGCGTATTTGCCGGAAAAAATTGGGTCAGAGCCATTATCCCCCCAGTCTACGACCCCTGCGTCTCTGCTACTCATCTTATCCAGTAACGCTCCATTACTGTCTCTGAGATAACAATCCGTCCAGCCAGGCTCAACGTGAGCCATAGCGCTACACATTACTATATCGCTCGTTAGCTTATCTGTATCGCCGGCATTAACTGTTGTACAGTACACATCGTTTGTTTTGTAAATCATTCTGTTCATTTTTACATCTCCTTGTTAAGTTGTTTGTTGTTTCCCTCATCACACTTATAATATAATACATTAAAATACTTTTGTCAACACTTATTTACATTTTTATTAATTATTTTTGGACAGGTGCTACGGGGTAAATTTAATAAAAAATTAAAATTTAAAAGAACACTTAATATGTAGCGAGAAGTATGCCAATGTATTATTGCCATTTAAAGCATAATTAAGCCATTTAACAATTAAGTGGTCGGGTATTATTACCGATTCAGGATTTCTGTGACCCAACATAAGGCACTATGACCGATTTAATAATCATTTAATACTTTAAAATTAAGGTCACAAAAGCTATAATTAAGTATGGGGAAAGAAAAAGAATGTCAGAAATGTGGGGAGCCAATTACCGGTCCTGGACCGGTATGCGCTCATTGTGAGATGTCAGATGTATACGTCAAAAGGCCTTTTGACTATATCAGAAATATCCATCAGGCCACAAAGAGTGATTGCGGATTTACAAAAAACAAACATCAGATGCGCGCCTTCGGCGATGCTGCTATCTATAGATTCCCCTGGCGTAATTGTACAGAGTGCGGTCAGAGATATAAGCCCGATTGCTCGCGCCCTTTGTGCCCGGCCTGTGCAGAAAAAAAGAGAAAAAACAGGAAAATAGAACATGTAAAAGGGATGATTTTCCCGACCTTACGTATACCAAGTGATAGTAATATTAAGGCAGGTCAGTATGGCGTCAAAAGAGTTACCATGGGACGATTTCTGGAAATTACTAAGGACGGAGGATGGGAAGAGGTCTACTCAGGCACCAACTCCCAGTTCAAGTTCTACCACGTCTACAAAAACAAAAAGAATCAATATATCATCAAAATGCTCAAGCCCAGAAAAAAAGAAGACGACTACTTTGTCTCCGAGGCATTGGCATAGATCGACTGGAGCTATGTTATCATGTCCTATATGCAATCCGACCGGTCATCAATTATATAAGGATATGACTCTTAACAATTACATTAAATGGGAGAAACAAAATGGACGAACTAAAGTATCAAATCGAATTAGCAGCATTTCACGAAAAAATTTCCCTGGCAAAACTCGAGGTCGCAAAAGCGTCTGAGAGAGTCAGAGAGCTCGAGTATGAGCAAGCAAGGTTCCAGGCCGAGTGGCTTCATTACATGGCCAAGAACGCGGCCCAGACCCCCAAGAATTAAAAGAAAGCAAAGAAGCCACCGTTATTACCACCACCTGTAGTTGATGTTGTACTTTGTAATGGGATCGCTAACCACGTCATATTATCAGTAGTTGTTGCCACGGTTGTAGTACCTAATGATCCAACTGCGGTTCTCGTACCTGTAATCGCCCCTCTTCCACACCCACCAGATGTGGGTAGACACAGGTCTGTTTGCTCTGTTAAGCTTGACAATTGCGCATTTGCCCTTGCACCCATCCATTCCCCTGAAAAGTCACGCTCGGTAGCCATGTGGTGCAGTACCATTATGTCCGTATAGTTTGATGTGGACAAAGCCATCGACAAACTGGATCCAGTTGATATCCCATCATCTACAAATTCGAAAGGATTCCCGGTAGTTTTGCACCCTCTGATGTTTGTAGTTGTGAAGAATCTGTATCCTGATATCCCTGACCAACTCCCCGCACCTTCCGAATCGGCAGCAATCCTTCGCCATGCCGTAATCATTCGTATAGTATCACCAGAAAGCGTGCCAACAGTTACGTCAGAAATCTGTGTATAGCCGTCCGGCACAGTAGCACCTGGTGATGTATTAAAAAACAATGCTAATGATTCCACAATAATATCGTTCTCTAACGTCCCGCTAAAGTTACCATTATTACTAATACCAGACCCTGCGGACAATACTGACCATTGATGGGATGGTAATGCCATTATTCACCTCCATCAACGTATATAAGTGCAGAGTATTCACCCGGAGAATAAGAGGTCACATCCCTGGAGGCATAGGGTAAATTACCGGAATTATTGTAAGAGTAAGCATCAATATCTAATACATTTATAAAAGAGCTTACGTTTGCTTGATTGATATCGTTGATAAATAATATTTTTTGATCCATTATTCCTCCGAGACCTGAGCTATACAGTACCATTTAGTTGTATCAGATGCATAAGATACCCCCGTAAACACATTTTTTGAGTCCGTTGCGGTCGTAGGCAGATCAACTCCGCCAGCGGCATAGATTGCATTCCACTCAAGATTAACATCTGTAGTACTCAAAAATCGGAACCACTGTAATTGTGTGTCATATGGGGTACCTGTCGGGGCCGCTACGGTCATGTCAGTAGCAAGAGCATTAACCACATATCTATGATAAGATGTGCAATCAGGGATCAGAGTAGTGGCCGTGGAGGTCGTATAGACATTAACCGGTGTTGTAATACCAGTCAGGCCTTGTAATCCAGTCTCACCATATACGCCGGTCAGACCGTAGAAACCGGTCAGACCTCTATCACCCTTAGTACCTATAACTCCCGTAGAGCCTATCAGACCGGTCACTCCGTGGACTCCGGTCAAGCCATAAAATCCTGTCAGACCTCTGTCACCTTGATCACCTTGGATACCCTGTAAACCAGTCACTCCCTGGAGACCGTACACACCGGTAAGGCCATAGAAACCCGTCACACCTCTCGGACCTGCAGGACCTATAATACCTGTTTCACCTTGATCACCTGTGAGACCATATACCCCGGTCAGACCATAAAATCCTGTCAAACCTCTCGGACCTACGGGACCTTGGATTCCTGTATCACCCGTATCACCTGTGAGACCATACACACCGGTAAGGCCATAAAACCCTGTCAGACCTCTGTCACCTTTGATACCTTGTAGTCCGGTAACTCCAAGGCCTTGGATACCTGTGTCACCTTGGATTCCGGTCACACCCTGGAGGCCTTGAATACCTGTTGGATTACCGGTTATGCTTGTATGCTCATCGGCCGTTAAGTGATAATATTCGTCGGCTATTCCACCTTGCAGGCCGCCTAATTCGTTATGATTGGCAGCAGATCCTGAAGAAAACGATATGTCCTCGACCGATTCGATTTCCGTGAAAACTGTAGCCCCTTTTTCGATTATGATTTTTGCCCGTAGCACGCCAAATCCGGACACATGCTCTGGTAAGGATACTGGGGGTTGAGCGTTTTGCGCATCGTTGAGAGTATAACTGTCCTGGCCGTATATAACATAGGTCGAGGAATTTGTCCCCTTGTAAACCCAATGCACACCATACTGGTTATTATTAAGTTCAACTAAGCCTGTTGCAACGTCATTGTATTGTGTGTTATTAATTGTAGTAGCATCGCTCTCGGTCCAGGCCGCTCCGGTATAGTAATAGTACTCAAAATCATCTGCTACTGCCGTGTCAATTGCGTCTGTAACAATACGGTTGAGACCAGCATACAACACACCTGCAGAAATAGCTATATTAAGCGTACCGGTCTCAGTTACTTTAGCCCCGGAAGTAAACTCAAGCGCAACATCCTCGACATGATGCTGTTGCACGCGCTTTTGGAAATCATAAATATTAAGGCCGGAATCAATGATATCAATGCTTGTGCCCTCGCGGAACACTTTACCAAGATTAAAAGTTGTATGGCCGTTTGACGTATTTGATGTGGCTACGGTTAATATGGGGGTGCCGCCATTATAATCAACGGACACGTAATTTGTTACCTCGTCGGTCAGAGTAAGACCTGTAACCGCTGTCGTGTCAAAAAAGACATTGGCACCTACTGTGCTATCAGACGTTTTGACTATGCCCTCAATAGCAGATATATTAATAGTCCCGGACCCGCCATCAGTAATTACACCGCCATCTATAACTCCGGCAGATTGTACTCCATTACTCCAGGCCTGGACCTCAGTATAACCAGGGGTACCGATAAAATCCATTGGTACTTCTGATGCTACCTGTTCAGCCCCAAGACCAGTAACTCCCTGGAGACCTAATATCCCTGTCTCACCTGTTAATCCTTGTATACCTGTTTGTCCATCAATACCTAAGATACCGGTCAGTCCTTGGAGACCTTGTATACCTGTTTGTCCATCAATACCTAAGATACCGGTCAGTCCTTGGATTCCGGTCTCACCTTGATTACATTGCAGACCTGTCAGACCTTGTAGACCTTGGATTCCGGTCTCGCCAGTTAATCCTATCAGACCAGTCATACCGAGTCCTACAAGACCGGTTAACCCCTGTAATCCAATAATACCAGTATCACCCTTAATGCCTTGTAATCCGGTCAGGCCGAGACCTTGGATACCTGTATGTCCTGTAAGACCAATAATACCTGTCTCTCCATCATGACCCATAAGACCGGTCACACCTTGATTTCCAACATCACCCTTAATACCTGTGTCACCCTGGATACCATCAATACCTGTTGTTCCGAGACCGACAAGACCGGTCACACCTTTGTCACCTTGATCACCTTGAATACCAGTCAGGCCATTGATACCGGTAGCACCTTGACTTGACCCCGCTGATATCTGTATCCACTCGGGTACAGCGGAAACGCTTGATGCTGCATATAAGGCTTCGTCGGTCTGATCCCACATCAGTATTGGTTGATCTCCGGCCGGGGATGGGAAAGATGTGGTATCCAAAAAATTGGCTAACCCAATCTCTCCTTGTACTCCGGTATGACCTCGACACCCAATGCCACGTACACCGGTCATACCGACAGATCCTTTTTCGCCTCTCGGCCCCTGCACGGATTGCCCTTGAGGACCTTGATCTCCTGTATCGCCAGTTGGTCCTACAGGGCCTCTGATCCCCTGGATTCCGGTCTCACCCTTACATGCATCATGACATTCGTCGCTCATTTATTACCTCACCTTATTTACGGTCAATTAGGATATCGAGTTTTGTATTAATTTCATTTTTTATTTGGGACAGATCTCTTACACATGCTTTTTGCCCCTCCTCAAGTTTAACCACGCTACTACTCGTGGTTAAGGCCCAGGTCAGGCATCCACCAAGGGTACCAAGTAGTAGGCATGACAGGACCCAGACCATGCCCAAAAATTTTCTCGATGTGAGGAAGACATTTTTGCATAGGTCCGGAATGTCTTCTTCACAATCTATATGTAAATGTGTACCTTCTGTCATAGCATCAACTCCTCGTCAACACATTATTGTAAGATTATTAATGTAACCTTAATTTATTATCATGTAAGTAGCTGTCATATCAGTAGCAGCATTGGATCCATTGTACTGGAAAACATAAAAGGTCATTGTACCGTCAACCAAGCTGGAAGGTTGTACCGTCCAAGTTGACGTTGATGCCACATAATCATCGTCTTGGATGTAAGACGTAACCTGGACCCAAGAATCAGTTTTTAATATAGGATTTCTCATGGTTAGGTATCTGTGGGAGCCTGTTCCTTCATTGCTTGCCACATTAGGTATACCTATTGAACCGACGCACCCTGTGGTATCGGCAGTGAATGGACCAGTTCCAGAAGCCTGTACGATAGAGTTATGTGCTATTTTCAGAGCATCCCCTAATAGACCCAGGGACAAGCCACCCTCGACCGCTACAAAGTTACCAGTAGATGAAGTCACATCACCAATAGATGTTAGAGTATCGGCAGAAAGGTTACCAAAGCTAATATCACCATCAACTGCCATATCTCCGGTCACTGTCATATCACCATAAACTGTTGTATTACTACCATCAATCTCGGTCCTTACATCAGTTCCCAAATAACAATATCTGGATGAGCTCGTAAGATACTTATCAGATGCATCAATAAAATTGGTGCCGTATGATGTATCAGATGTAAGACTCTCCTCGCTGATACCGACCGAGGCCGTACCAGGTAAATTAATACTATTACCATCACAGTATATCGGAGAGGTCAAAGAATCAAACTTAATACCAATCGCGTCATCCTCAGATGAGTAAAGATTATTGTTGGACACTACATATGATTGGACATTGTCAGTAGTATTAACCTTGAGATTAATCCCAATTCCGGTAGCAGAATCATTACAGACCTCTACATCATTATCCCGGATAATAACATTACCGTCTGGGGAGTTATCACTCTCCATCTTGACACCAGAGGCATACCCCTTGATCCTGTTATCCCTGATTGTAACGTCCGATAATGTGTAACTGTTACGATCAAGTTTAATTGCATAATCAGGTATGGTTAACTCATCGGTCATCTCTATAACATTGTCATGGATATCAATATTAGATCCGGACTCGAGCAATATGACCGGGTCAGTTTCCGCCGATGCGCAATCAACAAATCTATTGTTACGGATTGCTATATTTTTTGTATCTGACCCTGCATTACCACCGATATTAATGGCAGAATAGGGGTGAGAATCAAACTTTATACGCTCGATTACAATATCATTACCGCTCAGTCTCAATCCATCCGTATTGGCCGCATATTGAGATTTTAACTCAAAATCTCGGACTGAGAAGTTATTGACTGAACCATCCATAATCCAGTCTCCGGAAAATCCAAGGGAAGGCTCTATTGTTGTAGCATTACCCATACCTCTAAGCGTTACATTAGATACCGGGGTGATCACGTCATCAACAGTATAGGTACCATCGGATAACAAGACATCCCCCGCCGCCGCTTGCATAGCAAAATCAAAGTAGGTCTCAGCTGCGGCCTCTTCGTTTGTTGTGGCCCCAAACCATTCCGGACGGACACCGGGTACATGTAGTATAGGAGCGGTCCCAATACTGCAGGAAAAATGCTGGTTAGAGTCATTAATCACGACATCAATATCTGGCCGAAAATTATTGACCGCTATGATCGCCTTTGGATCAAAAATTACAGTAACGTCAGTAAATGTCGTGTCACTTGATAATCTATAAGTACCCTCCGGGAGAAACATTGATTTCCCATTTTCCCGCGCATACCAGACCGCTGCATCAATAAAATCTTTATCATCTGACCCGTCACCATATGCTCCCCACCATCTCGGATTAACTGTATCCTCAATGACCCGGACCCATCTTCCGGACGTGTAAGTAGTATTACCGTCTACTACTGCCCCATCATCTCCTCCAGAGGACCCGTCAGACCATCTAAACAGGCCACCACCACCATCACCGGCAGTACGGTATCCCAGAGCCACGACTGACCCTACAACGCCCTCAGACAGGCTTTTAAGTGAGTCCTCTGACCCGGTAATAGTCTGTACTGTCATTACTGCCGTATCGCCACCAGACCCGGTCCCGACATTATCAATGGTACGGATGGTAACATCATCCGAGTCTTTGTATACTAATTTATATAACCCACCCCCGAGCCATAACTCAAACCGACCGGCACTATCAGCTACGATAGGATTGGTCTGTTCGACTCCAGAATCATAATCAGTGTATGTAACCTTGGGGTCATTTGAGTCTGCAGTATATGTGTAAATTTTAGCGCCTGAGACCGGGATGCCGTTGGTATCTACCACTGTGTGGTACGGTGTTGCTCCCAAATTTGCGTTTGACATTATTTAGCTCCTTTATTCTTCATTTTTCTTTACTTTAAATTTTTTAATAAGGGTTGACTCTATCAGTCCAAGAAGACTCATTAGTTTTCATGTATCTGGTATTTTTCTTTTTAACAGGTACTTTAGGTGCCTTACTGAATTCATCCAAAGCAATCATTTTTTTATCAGTTCCTACAGATTTAGAGACTTCTTTAGCCCTCTTAACATATTCAATTAGGTCCTTTTCAGCCTCAAGTTTCTGAAGTTTTTTCAATTCCTTTGAATAATCATCCCAATAAGTCTTGGGATTTGCCTTCATATCAAGAACTTTTTCTTTCTGTAATACCAACTCCTTATTAACATCTCTACTCATAATTTCATATAGTTTAGTTGCCTTTTTGGGAGACATCTGTTTTAATTGTTGATTTTTTTTATAATCTAAAGCAAATTTAGGAAAGTTTTGAGACTTCTTTGGAATCTTTACAGGACCACCAAAGTCACTTAACATAATCAAACCCTTCCCAAGCTGACCACTTTTTACACCATGGTAAGTACCTGCTCCAGCAGCCCCAAAAAGGCCTAAACCAGCTAATATTGGTGGAGGTATATCACCTAATACACGAGAAAAAGGAGCGGCACCACCGACTAAAGCAGTTGGTGCCGCTACAGATGCAGCTTTAACAGCAGACATTGCAGTAATAGGAGCTTTTTTCTGACCCTGTAAAACGTCCATTAACTTATAAAGATCAGCAGATTTTTTTAGTTGTTTTCTAATCTCTGGTTTATCTATTAAATTATCCGCCCCGTAGTACATAAGCTTTCGTACCTGATTTTTAGCTGATTCTGAATCTTTTATTGATGTACCAGCTTTCCAATCAACACTAAGATCCCTTTTAAAGTTAAAAGCCATTTCGGGTGACAGTATATCACCACCATACCCACGCTGAATCATATCTTCTGATACCTGTTTCAAAGCATTATTAATGAGTTTAGTGTTTCCGCCAGGAGCATTCCCCTCAGATAACCATTTATTAACATTATCTATACCAGCTTGTACCGGAGATTTAGCTAAAATAGTCCCTTCCTTGGCTGCATCGGAAAAAGCCTCATGTGCATACTCATCCGCTTTTTTCCTTGCATTAATGAATAATTTTTCCGGGTTACCTATATCACCATGTAGCCCCTCTTCAACTATTGTTTTTGTTAGATTTTTTGTTTTTATTTTTGATATGTCACCAGGTAGGTTTTCTATTGACACGGCATTTTTTGCGTTTTCTATATATTCTGCAACCTTAGGCTGTAAAGACAAGACCCCCAATGCCTTAATAGGGTCTTCTACAACTCTCGCAGTGGTCTTTATGTTGGGGGCCATATTTTTAGGAAAAATCTCAGCTGTTTTTTCAATACCTTTTGATGCCAATTTATAGGGAGCCTTTGCTGCCATGAACATTGGAGTAGCTCTTAAACCCTGAGCTCCCTTACCCATAGGTGTTACAGAAGCAATATTTAACAGGTCTCCAACTCCTCTTCTTATAGAAGGAGGTATAGCCTTATACTTTCCTGAAGCAACCTGACCAAGTGTTGGTGCTGCCTCTATAGTCTCTGGCTGATTTTTCCAACCACTCATTTTAGTATTTGCAATAGCTCCTAAGGTAGCACCTATACCACCCTTAATAGATTCTGTAGCTCTTGGGAAACTTTTAGCAAGTACCTGACCAGGCAGAGTTAAAGGAGTAGCTATAACATCCCCAACAAGCTTAGCATCCTGTCCGAGAGTATGAAGCACATTACCCGCAGATAGAGGCTGTTTATGGGCCTCTATGACATCCTCACCAGATTTAATCAGACCTTTACCCCACGCAGCAGGACCACTTAATAGACCCATTCCTGTTGCAATCGGTGGCTCAGGTTTAGGGGTGGGTTTAATAGCTGGCGGTTTCTGATTAGAATACAAATCATTAACCAAATCTGTTATTTGTTCTTGTGAGGCCTTATCTGGGACTCTTATCTCCTTTATAACACCGTTTATATTAATTTCCTTAATTACATTTCCCATTAATTACCACCCTTTTTAAGGACCAATTTTCCAGTCTTGGGATCAAATTCATAGGTTGGGATTTCATCACCACCTGACCCACCAGAGTTACCATCTGAACCCTTTGGTTTTATAGCACCACCACTATTACCTGGCCTTTCATCAATCTTAACAAGCTTATTTAAGATTTTTCTGGCCCTTTCTACAGCTTCCAACAATGCTTCAGGTGAAGATAACCCTACTTTTAAATTTGGTCCGGCACCGAGAGCAACCATATAGGCCCGATCATTCTCAGTAATCTGTGAGCCAAGCATCTTAGATTTAATAACATCCTTAGACAG